TCTTCACTATCACAAAAAAACATATATCCAAGCTTGAAAGGGTTTGTATGTTCTAACGATTTTAGACGAAAGTACTTTTCAAGTTTGCATAAGAAATTCAATAATTCTTCCGAATTAAATCTTTCGATAGATGTATTAATAAGAATATTAGATGATAGTACAATATCCGGATTTTTTTGGGGGTAATAAATCTCGGACATGTTTTATAAATACAGGTCTTTATTTTCTAAGTCTATTTTTTTTGAAGTTGAGATAACATTTTAATTAATATTTTGTTTTGCATTTCAATTTGTCTTGAAATGTTTACAAGTGCAGAACAGACCGTTTCCCCTTCTTCTGTGGAGAGAACAGAACTCAATAACATATTTGTATCAGATAATGGATTCTCTGACATATCAAAATCATCTAATTCGATATCAGAATCTTCAACGAACGATCCAGAATCTTCAATTTCTTCTTCTGAAGAAATTTCTTCTTCCTCAATAATTTCGGGGTGGTCATCGACACTTTCAAGTTCGGGTGGGGTATCAATTTCGTTTTGGCTGGACATTTATATAACACAGGAAAAATCAAACCGTGTTTTTTCGCGAAATCATCTGAAATAAAAATCTCAGTGTATAGTACAAACAAACTAAAAATGGCCGGTGGTCTCATGCAACTCGTCGCCTATGGCGCCCAAGATGTCTACCTTACAGGTAACCCAAAAGTAACTTTTTTCCAGGCGGTTTACAAACGCCACACTAACTTCGCGATGGAAAACATCGAACAAACTGTTAACGGTACTGCCGGTAACTCTGGTCGTCTTTCTGTCACGATCGCGAGAAACGGTGATTTGATCGCTGACATGTACGTCGAAATGAAAGCTAAGGCTTTGCTCACGCGTGCCAAGGATGGTGCCGCCGCGGATTGCTGCTGGGTCGCGGAACGTGCGATCAAGGATGTTGAATTGTCGATTGGCGGTCAACGCATTGACAAGCACTACCAAAGATGGTGGAGATTGTACTCTGAATTGTACTTGGATGAAGCCAAGAAGGCTAACTGGGGTAAGATGACTACTGGTGATGACTCGACGGTTTATTTGCCACTCATCTTTTTCTTCAACCGCAACCCAGGATTGGCGTTGCCATTGATTGCCTTGCAATACCACGAAGTCCGATTGGACTTTGACTTGACCGACAAATTTACTCAGTACACGGATGGTTCCACTTTCAAGGTTTGGGGTAACTACGTCTACCTCGACACCGAAGAACGCAGACGATTCGCGCAAAAGGGTCACGAATACTTGATCGAGCAAGTGCAACACACTGGCTCCGATGCCGTCTCCGCGGGTTCCAAGCAAATCAGATTGTCTTACAATCACCCAGTCAAGGAATTGGTGTGGTGCGTTGAGAAAACTGAAGCTAACTCGGCGAACTCCTTCTTGTGGAACTTTACAACTGCCAGCCCAATCGCTACTTGTGATCCATTCGCTGACGCTGTTTCGAATGTTGCTGTGTCTACTTCTGAATTGGGTGCACCAGTTATCTTACAAGGTCCAAATGCACCAAGATACTCTGAAGAGACCGGTAACCAATTCACCGATTTCAAGTTGGTCCTCAACGGCCAAGACAGAATGAAGGCCCAAGGCAGCAAATACTTCAACCAAGTCCAACCATTCAACCACCACTCTGGTTGCCCAGCCCCAGGTATCTACTCGTATTCTTTTGCGCTCAAGCCAGAAGAACATCAACCAACTGGTACCTGCAACTTCTCCAGAATCGACAACGCGCAAGTTGCGATCACTTTGCCAGCTTCGTGCAACCCAACCCTTTCCATGTTCGCGACCAACTACAACGTCCTCAGAATCCAATCCGGTATGGGCGGTCTCGCGTTCTCCAACTAAGCGTTTATTAGTTTTGGGGTTTTAGAAAAAAAAATAAAATTTAAAAAATAAATAAAATTTAGATTTTAAAATTTAGAACAAATTTTAAAATTTATATCGGTTTAATACAAGTATAACATGGATGCAATTATATTTACAACATTTGCAACGATGTCTCGTCTTTACTTAAACACGTTTGAAGGTCTTACCTTTAAATATTGGGGTGATTTTGAGTTTTTTGTTTTTTTAACCATAGTTAACATGCTTTATTTGAAACTTGAAACAGTTTCTCTCGTTAAATATTACGTCATTGCTTTTCTTTTGAGATTTGTAGTTCGTAGTTTTAGTCCTACAAAAATAGAAGATGTTTCAGAAGAAAAAAGACCAAAAGATGTCGTTTTTACGTTTAAAAGATGTACCCAATGTTCTAATCTTTATGATGTTACTCAACTCGTATCTTTTATCGCTTTAGCGTTCGTCTTAGTACAATATAGAAAACAAGTAGTAAAAGTATTATCTCAATAATGAAATAATGGTAATATTCCTTTAAACGTTGACTTGTATTACAAGTAAATTGTGATTCGTTAATTTTTAATCGACGGAGCCATGGTCTTAAATCTACACACCCGGGTGCAGATAATAAACATGGTTGTTTATTTTCATAATATAATTTACCATTTTGTATATGAAGTCCATTTGTAGTTGAAATGTTACAAAATACTTTTTGATCGGTGTCTATTTTAATTCGTGTATCGTTACCGAAAGGCATTTGGTTTAATACGATTTGGTCGTTATATTCACCCGTGTTTAAAAGTTTTTCTATAAATTCTTGAAGTTTAAATGCATATCCCATAAACATTCCCGCGTTTGCCTTTATGCCGTAAAATCCAAGTTTCCATTGAATGTATTTTTGAAATGCGTTCGCGTTTTTTGATGTCATAGAAAAAAGAAGATCACAATTAAGACCTTTAAACTTTCGTGTTATTTCTTCGAGTGGGCATAAAACTATTGTATCAAACCCGTCGACATTAATAACTATATCATTTTTGTCGAGTGTTTTTAAAAAATTTAAAAGTTCTCTATGTCTTTGTACATATCCTTCCCATTTATGACCCATACCACGAATTACGATATCTATATTTTGTTTTTTACTTGAATCTACTAGACTATTAAAATATCGATCGTTGTGAGTTACGTAAGTGTATAGGTAATTCATATTATTTACATACATATTTTTATAGTTTAATTTTAAAGTATTTCTGTATTTTCTGTATAATGTACTGGTCTGGTTCAATTTTTTCTGATTCGATTTTGTTTATGGTATCTAAAGTTTCACGAATTCTGTATGCAAGTTCAACTTGTGTATGACTTCTTTCTATACGTACACGTTGAATTCTTTTACCTATTGTATCGTCCATATTGATAGTGATTAGAGTTTAACGCCCAAAACTCGACGCAATTTCTGCATAATTTTGTGATCCGGGATTGATTTACCTAATTCGTACGAAGAGATAATATCTGTTGATACGTTTATAAGTCCCGCGAGATCTTTTTGTGTATATTGTTTTGCAACACGCGCCCGTTGGATCGTTAATCCTGTTTCTTTACCTATCTTTTTGTGTGTACCTATTTCAGTTTCTTCGAGTTTTTGTTCTCGTGATTTTCCTGTGTTTTTATTTGGTAACTTGATTTCCTGACCGAAAAATTTTACATACTTTTCTTTTTCCACTGTTTTATCAACTTTACCTCGAATAATAACTGGATCCCAATCCATTTTTTTAGTATAGGACTTAAAATTTTAAGTAGTGATATAAATATAATGAATTTTATAGTTGGAATATCAGTAACCTTGATTATACTTAGTACTGTTATCTTATCACTTTTCTGTCCAAAATCGTGTTGCGGCGATGATACTGAAACTGAAATATAAAGAATTACGCGTGTACTATATAAATGGAACCAACATACACATTTTTAATAATTTTTGGAACTGTGTTTGGTCCATGTGTATTGTTTAATCCGGTGGTTAAATGTTATTATTATTTATTCCCATATAAAAAGGAACAAATTGTTGAAATATAAAGATTTTATCGTATATATTAGTAAGTATGATAGAAGTCTACACAGACGGAAGTTGTTTAGGAAACCCTGGTCCAGGTGGGTGGGCGTATATTATAGACGACTTTATAGGTCGAGGTGGTGATAAAGTAACCACAAACAATGTAATGGAAATGACCGCGGTCGTAAAAGCACTCGAGAAGTGTATAGA